CGTCACGGATGTCATCACCGAGTACGAAGTCCTGCTGGAGAGCTTTCGCAGGGTCGCGTAAGGAGGCACGGATGGCGCGTCGTCGCAGCAGCCGGCGGGTGGACCACGACAAGAAGCGCAAGGCGAAGTCCCGCACGAAAGCCGTGAAGGACGCCCACGTCGGGGCGAAGGTCCACAACCGGACGGTCAACGCACCCAAGGGCGGCTGGTAGTCGCCTCCGACCCGATCGGGGGTGACCGGTGCCGCTCAATTCCATCCAATACACCGTGCGCGGAATCCTCGACGGACTGGCCATCCCCGGCGGCGGCGCGCCCCTGGAGGCGTACATCACCCCGCCGACCGTCGAGGACCTGAACGGCCCGAAGGCGTACATCTGGGGCTCACGGTGCAAGATCGCGCGGCAGACGATGCCGCGCGGCCAGGGCTTCAAGAAGTTGGACTGGGACGTCGACATCTGGCTGTCGTACGAGACGACACCGGACTCGGCGACCGTGGACCAGGAGTTCCCGCTGATCGTCGACGCGGTGATGCAGGCCCTGTGGACGACGCCGCTGATGAACCGCTTCATGACCGACCCTACGACGGGCCTGAAATCGCAACTGCTGGGAATCGGCGAGGACTTCAGCTTCGAGTACCCGCCGGAACATACCCCGAACACGCTCCGGATGCTGTACTACATGGCCCGTCTGAGCGTCAACGTCCTTGAGGCGGTGCAGTTTTGAGCATCAGCATCCGAATCAGCGGGGGCCGTGGTTCGCGGGGCTTCCGGTTCGAGGCGGCAGCCGCCCAGTGGGCGGCGGAGACGGGTCCGATGGTGCGCGGCCGGCTGAAGGAGACGGCGCCGGTCGGCAAGGGTCCGAGGGCGGGGCGGTTGCGGGACTCGATCCGCTACGAACCGCACCTCGCGGCGGCCAGCGGGCAGTTGGTGTTCACGTCGACCGCCCCGTACGCCGGGTTCGTCGTGCGCGGCACCAAGGCGCACGACATCCCCTTCAAGAAGCCGCAGCCCCTGCTGTTCAAGGTCGGCTGGCGCACCGTGCGCGTGGTGCACCACCCCGGCACGAAACCGAACCCGTTCCCCGAGCGTGCGATCCGGCCGCTGCTGCCGCTGATCCAAGCCCGCCTGCGGGAGATCACCCGATCGAACATGAGGGGCTGAACTGTGCTACTGCGCTACACCGGACCGGGTCCGGTCACGTTCACCGACCCCAGGGTCGGCGAGGTCCACCCCGGCGACGTGTTCGAGGTCCCCGACGACGAGGCTGACGCCTTCACCAGCCGGGCCGACGTGGGGCCGAACACCGCCCCGCCCCGCCCCCGGACCCGCCGGACCGCCCCGCCGGACCCGGCACCCTCCCCTGTCGCCGACATCCCCGCACTGACTACCGAGGAGCCGCCCCGTGGCGCAGCCAACGATCACTGAAGCCCTCGGCTCCCTCAGCACGACCGGGCTGGCCACGGAGGCAAAGGGCGCGTTCGGCGTGCCCGTGGCCCCGACGACGTTCCTCCCGATGACGGACAACACCATGGAGGAGGACCCCGGCTGGTTCTCCCCGATCCTGATGATGGGCACCCGCGACAAGCAGGTCTACAACCTCCAGGGCGAGGAGAAGAACGCCGGGGCGATCACCGGGCCGATCTTCCCGACCAACGCGATGGCGCTGCTGGTGGCGTCGATCGGCGTCGACGCCGCACCCGGGTCGGGTGTCACCGGCACGACCGGCACCGGCGCCACGACCCTGGCCGTGCCGATCACCGCCGGGACGAACACCTTCACACTGACCGCCGCGACCGGGTTCGCGGTCGGGCAGGTCATCCAGGCCGACGTGAACGGGTCCGGTCCCGTCACCACATCCGAGTGCCGCAAGATCGCCACACTGGCCGGGGCGTCCGGGACTGTCGACTCGAACTGGTCGTACGGGCACCTCGTCACCGCCCCCGTGAAGGGCGTCATCGCCCCGTACCTGCACACGATCTCGCAGGCCAACTCGCTGCCGTCGCTGACGGTCGAGAAGAACATGGGCGGCGTCCAGAGCTTGCAGTTCGCCGGGTGCCGGGTCAACAAACTCGACATCAAAGCCCCGGTCGGGAACACCCCGGTCGAGATGACGGCCGACATGATGGCGCAGTCCGTGACCACGATGGCCACGCCGACGCCGCCGTCGATCACGAACGAGATGCCGTTCGTGTTCGCCGAAGCCTCCCTGTCGATCTACGGCGGCCCCAGGGCCGACGCGTCGAATGTGTCCATCTCGATCGAGAACGGCATCAAGGAGACCTACACCTATAGCGGGAACCACAGCCCGTCGTTTTTGACCCCGGTGACGCTGAAGGTCGGCGGGGCGATCGACGTGGTGTGGTCGTCGCTGACGGACGCCACCTACGGCGACTGGAACAGGGTCCACCAGCAGGTACTGGGGGCGTTCACGTTCGCGCTGACGCACCCCGCGTCCGCCGGGACGATCACCGTGAACCTGCCGCAGATCGCGCTGTCGAAGTTCGGGGCGACGATCAAGGACGAGGACGTGATCATGTCCGCGCTCAGTTACGAGGCGTCCAAGCCGCTGTCCGGTGCCACCCCGTACACCATCCAGGCGACGGTCAGCAACAACGTCTGGACTGCCTACTAGTCCCACCCCCCAAGCCCCGGAGCCGCACCGGTCCGGGGCTTTCGCATGCCAACCCTCAGCCATGAAAGCAGGCCCCCGCGATGGCAGGATTCCTGTCCGCCTACTCCGGCACCACCCGCGTCGAGGTCGGCGACCCCGACAGCGGCTACTGGGTCGACCTGAAAGACCACCTCTCCCAAGGCGCCAAGGAGAAGGGCGAGCGGGCTTTGCAGCGCTACCAGTTCGCCGACGGGAAGACGGCGCTGAACCCCGACGTCGTCGAGTCCCGTCAGCAGTGGGTCCTCGCGTCCATCGACGGCTGGAACCTCGACGACGCGAACGGGCAGGTGTGGCCCATCAGCATGACCAGTGTGAAGCGCCTGCCGGGCGAGGTCTTCGAGCAGCTGTGGGAGGTGGTCGACGGGTCCAACACGCCACGCAGCACCGAGGAGCGGCGCCAGTTTCCTGCTGGAGGCGTCGGGGGCGATCCGGATGCGGACCCCGGGCCCGCCGTCCCTGTCGACGTTCCTGCTGAGGCAGCAGTTCTGGCAGCGCCTGGGGATGACCAGGTCTGACATCGAGGCCATGCCCGCACGCGAGCTCGAAGAGTACCTGGTGATCATCCAGTTGATCGTGCGCCAGGAGAACGAGCAGAACCGGAGGGCGGGCCATGCCTCTTGACAGTGCGTTCTCGATCCTGGCGGTCATCGAGGTCGTCGACAAGGCGACCCGTGGCATGGAGCGCATCGACGCGTCGTTCGACAGGTTCGCGTCGACGGCCGCCCGGGCGGCGGAGATGTCGCGGGTCGCGGGCGAGGAGATCGACGCGTCACTCCTGGCGACGGCGTCCGGCGCGGACGCGGTGGACCTGGCCGACGCCCGCCTCAGCGGCGCGCAGGCGAAAGTCGCCGCGACCGCGAAAGCGCAGGCCGACGCGGAACGCGCCGTCATCGAGGCGCAGGCGCAGGCCGCCGCCGCCGAGGACGGCGACACCGCCGCGGCGGCGAAGCTCACCGCCGCTTTCGACGCCCTCACCACCGCGCAGAAGCGTTCCGCGCTCGCGGCGAAGGAGCAGGCCGCCGCCGCCGACCACGCGACCGCCGTCGGCCGGGCGCAGGTCCTGTCCACGGCCGAGGGGCGTGCCGCCGCCGACGAGGCCGCCGCGTCGCAGACCCGCCTCGCCGACCGGCAGGCCAAGGCCGCGGCCGGCGGCGACATGCTGTCCAAGGGCATGAAGTTCGCCGCGCTGGGCATCGCCGCCGTCGGGTACGAGTCCGTGAAGGCGGCGGGGAATTTCGAGTCGATGACTGAGCACCTGGTCACCGACGCCGGGGAGTCGCAGCAGAACATCGGGATGATCCGCACCGGGATGCTGTCCCTGGCGACGACGACGGGCACCACGACGGACCAGATGGCCGCCGGGATGTACCACATCGAGTCGGCCGGGTTCCACGGCAAGGCCGCGCTGGACGTCCTGAAGACGGCGGCGGAGGGCGCGAAGGTCGGCGGCGCGGACCTCGACACCATCGGGCAGGCCCTGACCGGCACCATGAACGCTTTCGGGGCGGCCGGCGGCACCTCGACGCAGATGATGAACGCGATGATCGCCACGGTGGGCGCGGGCGACATGAAGATGCAGGACCTCGGGTCCTCGCTGGGCAACGTCGCCGCGGTCGCCGCTTCGGCGAAACTGTCCTACGGGCAGCTCGGCGGCGCGATCGCGACGATGACGGCGCAGAACGTCACCGCGCAACGCGCCACCCAGGACCTGGCGCACACCATCGGCTCGCTGGGAAACCCCACCGCGGTGCAGGCCAAAGAGATGACCGCGATGGGCATCGACTCGTTCAGCCTGGCGAAGAACCTGGGGAAGAACGGTCTGACGGGGACGTTCGACATCCTGGTGCAGGCGATCGCCGCGCACACCAAGGGCGGCGCGGTCATGGTGAACACCCTGAACGCGTCGAAGCAGGCCGCCGCGCAGGCTGACCAGGTGCTGGGGCAGATGCCGTCGACGATGCGGAAGGTCGCGCAGTCGTGGCAGGCGGGGACCACTACCACGGCGCAGTTCGGCAAGGCCATCAAGGCGCTGCCGCCGGACCAGCAGAAGATGTACACCGCGTTCGAGGGGTTGGTGAAGCAGTCCGGCGGTTTCGCGGAGTCGCTGAAGAAGAACACGCCGATGTCGCAGACGTTCAACGCGGCGCTGGCGAAGATGACCGGCGGCACCACGTCGCTGAACACGATCCTGATGCTGTCGGGGCAGCACGCGGGGGCGTTCAAGGACAACGTGAAGACCGTGAGCGACGCGGCGCACAAGTCGGGCACGGAGGTCGACAACTGGGACAAGATCCAGGGCACGTTCAACCAGAAGATGGACCGCGCGAAGGCGTCGGTGGAGGCGGCTGGGATCTCGATCGGGACGGTCCTGCTGCCTGTGGTGTCGAAGGTCGCGGGTGCGGTCGCGGACGTGGTGGGGCCGATGGCGACGTGGATCGGCCACAACCAGAAGATCGTGGGGCTGCTGGCGGCGATCGTCGGTCCGGCTCTCGCGGTGGTCGGGATCATCAAGACGATCGGGATGGTCACGAAGCTGTGGGCCGCCGCGCAGGTGATACTCGACGCCGCGATGGAAGCCAATCCGATCGGGCTGATCGTCGCGTTGCTCGCGGCCCTGGTCGGCGGCCTGATCTACGCCTACACGCACTTCAAGACGTTCCGCGACATCGTCAACTCGGTGTTTTCGGCCGCGAAGACGGTCGTGATGGCCGTTGTCGGCGCGCTGATCGCGACGTGGCACGCCCTGGTGGCGGCCGCCGAATGGGTGTGGCACGCCCTGGCCGGGGCGTGGAACTCGGTGGTGGGGGCGGCATTGTCGGTGTGGCACGCCCTGGAGGGTGCGTGGAACGCGGTCATGTCGGTCACGTCGACGGTGTGGGGTGCGATCAGCGGGTTCTTCACGAAGTGGTGGCCGCTGCTGCTGGCGATCTTCCTGCCGTTCGTCGCGGTCGTGATGGCGATCTGGAACCACTTCCACACGCAGATCATCGGTACGGCCATGGCGGTGTGGAACGCGGTCATCGGGTTCTTCACCGGGGCCTGGCACCTGATCACCGGTGCGGCGCAGACGGCCTGGAACCTGTTCAAGCAGTACGTCCTGACTCCGATCCAGCAGGTCTGGACCGCGATGCAGCCCGTCATCCACACGATCGAGCACTTCCTGTCCGGGGTGTGGAGCGGCATCCTCGCCGGGGTCGCCTGGGTGTGGAACGCGATCAAGGTCGCGATCATCAACCCGATCACCTCGGCGTGGAACCAGATCGTGTCGATCGGCGGGAAGATCTCCGACGCCGTCAGCGGAGCCTTCCACGGTGCGCTGAACGCCGTCGCGGGCGTCGGCTCCTGGTTCATGAAGATCGGCGACGACATCATCAACGGGATCATCAGCGGGATCAGCGGCGCGGCGGGCGGCCTGTTCGACAAGCTGAAGAACGTCGCCAACGACGCCCTGAACGCCGCGAAGAGCTTCCTGGGAATCGGGTCGCCGAGCAAGGAGTTCGCGGACCAGGTCGGGCAGTGGATTCCGCACGGCATCGCGGCCGGTGTCGAGAAGTACGCGGGCGTGGCGCACAAGGCCGTGCGGAACCTGTCGGCGGGCCTGCTCGGGTCGGGGGCGCTAAGCATGACGGCCGGCCTGTCCCTCAGTGGAACGGCCGGCAGCGGTCTGGCGTACTCCGGTGGCGGCGGCGCGGGCGGCGGGACGGTGGTCAACAACGTCTTCGACCTGCGCGGGTCCACGGTCACAGGTGACCGGGACATGAACCTGCTGGTCGAGAAGATCGGCCGCCAGCTCGCCACCAAGGGACTGCCTCACGGTGGCGTGAGGATTCACGCGTAGGTCGTCAGCGGCCGTGCGTGGCGTCCCGCCAGGCGTTGAACGCCACCGCCCATGCCGCTGTCCGGGCGGACGCCTCCTTGCGCACGGGCAGGCGGCGGGTCTCGCCGGACGGGGTGGAGATCACCACGGTCATCGCCCTCCCTGGGATGCCCACGGTCTGCAGCGTCGCGTCGGCCAGGGGTGCGCGCCACTTCTGCCACAGGGTGCCGATGACGAGCTCGCCGTCTTTGTACTTCACGCCCGATCCGATCGGGGGGCGGGGCGGTCGGGAGGCTGCGGGGGGTGTCGTCATGGGCGAAGTCTGGCCCGCCGCACCGCAGTCGGGACCGCCCCCACCGGTGTTGTGACCGGTTCGTTACCCCCTGTTCGCCCTGTTCGACACGTCGGCGACAAGGGGGTGCGGGATGGTCGCGAGCCCGAACCTCACCCTCACCGTTACTCCCCCGGGCAGCGCGGCCGTCGACTACACGACCCGCCTCGCCTGGTCGGGCGCGGCGCAGCAACTGTCGATCAGCCAGTCGTTCGGACGTCAGGGCGACACGGCGCTGATCCCCCTGGTCGACGAGTACCTGACCGTCCCGAACTTCACGATCCCCGTGTTCTCCCAAGTCAGACTGGCCGACAACACCGCCGGAACGGTGCTGTTCGCCGGGGTGTGCGTCAACCCGTCACTGATGCCCGACGGCCCGACGCGCAACGAGTGGACGCTGCACTGCGTCGACTACGCGTTCTACGCCGACAACGCGATCGTGCACGGGATTTTCAACGGACTCACGGTCGACCAGATCCTCGTGGCCCTGACCAAGAAGGCCGACTGCGGCATCACCGCCGCGACGGTCCGCGACGGCGGATACGTCGCCCCCGGCCCGCAACTCGCCTCCGTCGTATTCAATTACGTGACCTTGTCGGACGCGTGGCGGCGTCTGGCGCAACTCGCCGGACA